ACGCCCGCCTGTGCATCAGCAACTCTTGTGCTTCTTCATCTTCGTGCTTGCTTCTAAGATCGCTGGCACTCTTCAACTTCGTAGCATGCTCGGCATTAGCAAAGTGGATAATAGGAGCAGCGCAATGCACGACCGAACCCTCCGCTACGGTATAGGCAGTTCAAGTAAGTCAACCCAGCAAGTAGCGTCCACTGGCTCGCTGCTAGCCCAACTAGGGTCGAATGTAGCAACTGCGTGCCTGCTGAAAAATATGCACGACGAAGAGAAACTGCTCATCGCGCTTCGACACTGTGAATTTTGTACGAGTCTGTGAGCATACCAACTTAATACAGCAACGTTATCTGCGGTACTTTAATGTACCCGCGGGCCGTTTAGTTGTCGCTGAACCTGCCACTTGCGTAGCTCAGCACCACCGTTGTAAATCCAGACGCTTCCCCTTGATGCGTGCACTACAGAGTCTGGAATACTGTGCAGCTCTTTCTTGACCATGCTTATAGTACGGTTACCTGCGTGGGTCGCTTTCAGTTCTGCTCCGTAGGGTGTTTCCCAAACTCATCATGTCCTTCGCAACCTGTCTAGAGTCTTTGAAAACGCTTGTCGCTGCCACTTCGAACCTACTGACGGTTCGCTTTAGTCTGCGAATTCTTAGGGATGCTCCAGCTTGTCGATGCGCTTTCTAGCTCTGACGCAACCCTGCTCTTTGAACTGACGTTGATTCGCGTTAACATCCTATCTTCTCCAAGGTTATGAGGCGCTGTGCATGCTCTTAAGGTCTTATTAACACTGCAATTACATCAAGCCGAAAACTGGCCTCAACTCATAGTACGCCCTACGACCATTTAACCCCTCTAGCTTCTTTTGCCTTGCCTTTTCCCTGCGTTCTGCTCTGCTTAGTCTAGCTCAGCCATATCATAGGCACCTACAAATCTCTAGGCGTCTATGATTCCGCTTCTGTCATCTAATCCTCCAGCGCCTTGAACCGAAGTACGCAACGCATGAGTCGTTGACGTACGCTTCGCGTTGCTCTAACAATTTTCGTTGAGAACTTTTCGTGTAGTATCCCAACGCTTGAATCCACTTGCGGTTAGCTCTGTCTGACCCTCCACCTTGTCCAAGTCTGAACGCTCAAGCGCGTAGTAGCGTATCTTTTGGTAGTGGTCATACCACACCGTCAGCGGGGAAGTTGTCCTCTGCTGGTACGTTGCCCCTTTACCGTCAGCCTCTCGCGTACTTCCCTCTCGCGTCGCTATCTTCCATGACAGCGTTTAGATACTGCGCGAAAACCATAGCAAACGGCTGCGACGTGCCATCCAACGGTTCTTGTCGTATCGCTCACACCTCTCGTACAGGTCAACGTCGTCCTTCCTCTCTCCCATACCGATGTCAGAAATGCGTCCACTGGGTTCCGTAGCGAAGTGGAGCTTCTCGGTTCCGATTGTCAGTTTTCTATGCCCTACGATAACCAACTGCTCGATACCCCCGCGGTAGCTCGAATCTCTACCATACATGTCAGGTCGAGAGAGTAGTTCTGGAAGTAGTTACGAAGGTCAGACTTGTCCTGTGAGACAGCTGCGTACTCCACCTGCACGTTGCGGTCCTATAGGAAGTCCTAGGTCTGCGTAGTACTGCTCAGCCATGTGATGCTCCTTTCTTGTTGCCAGCCATTTTCTACACAGAAAACAACCCTCATGCGAAAGTCTTGGGAGATAATTCGCACAAGCGGCTGCTCATGTATTACATATAACGATTATACGTAGAGGTTGTCTAAGTATATCGTATTAGACTACGTTCTCAATCACGAAGATGTCGAAACGGCTGTCTGGTGCGATGATACCCGTGCTTGCTGGGTACTGGCTTGCTGCAAGTGTCGTGTTCAAGCAACGTACGCTGGCTGCGGTCCTTAGAGCCGCGTCCTCACCAGTCCTACGCATGTTGATTTCAACCTCGTCGGTCTGCTCAACCCTGTAGCCGAATGCACGAACCAAACCACCGTTCGCTAGCAATCCGCCTGCCTGAACTTCGCCTTCGATGCCAATCATGAACTGACGGCCTTCCGCACTCAATGAAAGCTGCGTGTGGGCCGGTGCTGCGTTGGCACCAGTAACCGCTACCCTAGTCGTGTCCTTGAAGCTTGAGAGCCATGTGAACAAGTCTAGGTCAGGAGTGATGGCCGTAAAGCTGATGTTGATTTCAGCGCCACCTGCTGGTACAACCGCGATTGGTCCACCCGCCTCGTCCGAAACAATGTCGTCCTTCGGTGCTGACGGTGTGATTACCGCACCTTCCTCAGTGTGAGGAATCTGCTTCCAACCCGTAGGCCAGTTTGCGCCCAACGCTAGTGAAAGCGCTGGCAATACAACTGGTGTCACAGGGTCAACCTTCGCAACCATGATTCTTGGCTTGAATACTGTAATCCACTTCCTGCTGCTGGCATGTCTTACCCCCTTCCTATTATTCCGCGTCGGCTGGAACGAATAGGCGCTTGCCGCCTACAGTCAACTCCGCCGTGTCTGCTTTTACATAATGAACCTTACCCGGCTCGAAGTCGTCGGTCTTGAGGACTCCGTCTTCCTCGTAAGGTACGCCTACTGAGCCGTTAAACTCGTCGCTGTTAACCATCACAGCCACCTTGTCCTCCGCGCCCTCTGGCGTATTGTCCTTCGGCTCGTCAGTCGTAACGCTTGCGTCACCCTTCTGAACCTTGCCCTGGCCTACAACGGTATGCGTACCCGCTGGTCCCGCACCAGTGCGAACATCCTTCAACTCGTCTCCGGTTGCATTTCTTTCGTCTACTGCCATGCTTGCCCCCTTTCCTTTCTTTATACTAGTATGTACTGGTTACAAGCATTATCTCATGCCCGTAAAATTCTCTGTTGTTTCTTGGGTCGAAGAGGTCTCCCGCAACACTACCCAAGATTAGAACATCCATGACCAAATCCCCCAACGTATTATCAGCGCGGAGGTTCTTGTAGAACTCGCTAGTCCCTTTCATAACCTGCTCTTGCGCGTATATGTAAGGGTCTGTGTCGTATGGCACCGTGCTTGGTATGTTCGGTGGATGGTATATCCGAACCTCGAAACGCAAGTCCGACGGACTCTTTGGCGGCTCAATCATCTCTTGCAACCTGTTCCAGTCGTCCCCCGCAATCCCATCGAAGCGCACGGTCATAACCGGCCTTCCCTCAGCAATGTCGAGCATATCCGGTACTGGATAGAGGCTGTCCTGAAAGACACCATCATGCCCTGTAGTAGCCAAATCCCTAAGAGCCGAACCTATGGCATCTACAGCCGTGTACAGGTCCATCCTCATTGCGTCTTGTGCCATTTTTATCTAGTCCTCATTCCAAGTATTCTCTCTACCTTGCGCTGAAAGCCGGAGAGGGCAATAACGGAACCAAAGTTGGCTCCCCTATCCCACCAGTTGGTGCCTCTCTGTCCCGGATGCCAGTAGCCCCTAGAGTTGTAGCTGCTGCTGTGTCGAGCAATGAAGTACGGTCTCTTGCGAGGTCCGAACTGTCCAGTACCCTCACTTGTAAATATAGCAGGGCCGTAGTCTGTCTTGCTCTCAGCCCACGCACTTCCATCAGGTCTGGTGTGAACCCTGGCTGGCTTTATGCTTCTGGGTATGTTCCCGTGCGGTCCCTTACCCGTCTTGCCAATCGGAGCATACTGTCTCTGGAACTTCTGTATGGCGTTTATGCCATTCAACACCGTCTGCGAGAAGTTGGTTTCCTTCTGCATTCTAAGCAGGTCATCTGCCATGTCTCCGAACTCGGAATGCACACGTATAGTCATGCGCATGGTAGCCACTAGGGTAGGAAGTCCTCTCTACTAAAGAACGGCTCGGGGTATGGGTTATACACTTCCTTGCTTATGACCCTGTTCCCACTGCTAAACGGTACAAGACCGTCTCGCTTCGCATCATTAATCATAGCAAGTGCGTTCCTTCTGTGGTACTCCGCCCTGCTCAAGTCTTCCCCCGTAGGGTTCATCAGGTCGGTTATAATCTTAGCTATGGATAGCTCCCGGATAATATCCTTCACTACCGGATTATCGGGTGGGAGCGGGTCCATGTTTAGTCTCATCTTCACGTAAGACTCTACCGCAGTCATCACTTCGACCAACGTTGGCTGCTGTATAGAACCAGAGCCTCTCAAATGCTCACGTATATCTTGAGGGTCTATGTAAGGCATGCCCGCTCCCTCCTAAATGTATTATCTTACTGGTCGCCTGCTGCGCTGGCTGGCCCTCTCTTGGCACCGCCACGCCTGCTGGCGCTCTTGTCTTCCGGAGCGCCTGCATTCGGCTGCGGCTCCGCTGTACGCGGCTGCGCTGCCTCTAGCTTCCTGAGTGAATTGAGCTTGGTATGCTCATTCAGGTAACGCTCGTTCTTGACCCAAAGCAACTCGCCTGCCTTCTGCTTCTGCTCATCCGACAGAGAGTTGAGGTCAGCGTCGTCCGTGTATAGGATGTCGCCCTTGCTTAGAACGCGGAACGCCTCTAGGGGCGCTCCACGCTCGTTTACAGCAAGCTCTTCCTCTGGCGTTGAGTGGTCAGCGATGGCACCAGTTGACTCTGTGTAGCGATGTGGCGCTACAACCCTGTCCATGATGACTTCATATGCCATGTGTATCTCCTTAGAAATTAAACGTTGATGTTCTGGATACGAACCATAGCCTTCGGGTCCGTTAGGAACGCAACCGTCAACCTCTTTGCACGTACGTAGATTCTCTCGAATCGTGCAACGCGCTCGATAGGTAGAAGGGTCAATGGAATCTCGTCAGCGATGCCGCCGATGGTTCCACGCTCCATCAAGAATGCCATGTTGTCACGCATGAACGGTGACATGAGAATCGGGATACCCGCCAAGCTTGTTAGCTGCCCGCCGAAGCGAAGGTCGCTGTTGGTTGGTCCGTCGTCGCTGTCAAACATGTTCTGGATTTCCTTGTTACGACGCAGCGCCTGAGTAGGTCTTGCGGCTTATAACCAAGGTGTTTGCGTTGTAAGTCTCGCCACCAGTCAGTGCCTCGTCTGCAAGCATATCCGCAGCAAGCATGATGTCGTCAACGATGGTGGTCGTCGTGGTGGTGTCCCACCTTGCCGTCCTGTTCATCGTCTGTACGCCCGTGTGCGTAGCCAGCATGTTGAGTGCCGTGCTGTCGAAGTACTTAACCATCGTGTTCATCATACGTGTCGTTAGACGCGCAAGTGAGCCAAGCTGGTTACGGTCTTCGTCCTCGTACGTAATCCAACCCTCGATTGCGTACTTCTTCACACGCTCAACAACCTCTGCCGGTTCCGTCTGGTAGACCTGATGGAACTCGGTGCCTTCTGCGATGCTGAAGTCTTCGCCTGGGTCGTAACCCTCTTCGACGTACTTCTTAACCGCATCCTGCATGTACTTGACCGCTCCACCCTGAGCGTTGTAGCCCTGAGTGAATAGTGACTCAGTGATGAACTGGTCGGCAGACAAGTCGTTAATAGCATCCCTGATAAGAGTAGGCTCCTTCAAGTACTGCTTAACTGTAGGCGCATTCGCATGCTGATTACTGAAATGTCCTTCTGCTGCTCCTGTAGCCATGTGCTACACCCCCTTTCAATTAGTTAGTAGTTTAGGTTCCGCTGTGACGTAGGAATCCGAACGGAATCGCTACCCACACCTTTTCGCCTGCGCTTCCGACTGCGTGTAGTGCCTGTCCAATGATTACCTCGTTGACAGCACCAGCACCCATCGTTACAACCCTACCCGCGTCAGCCGCAGCAGCGTTAGCCGCTACAGATGGAACAACAAGGTCGCCCGCAGCAATAGCTCCGTTAGCTTCCAATAGTAGAATCGTGTGGTTCCTGTTTACGGAACCCTCTTCTCCGCCAAGTACATCGTACTCGTTTACGCCATACGGGATGTGCGTACGTGCGAACGTATGCTCAACTGTTGGCTTTCCGTGCAGACCATCGTAGCCGCCTAGGGCCGCGTTGATACGCACTAGGCGTCCACCAACCAATGTAGCACCCGTTGGGCACCTCACTGGAAGGTAGTCACCGAACTCAAAACGTGACTTCAACAATGCCATATCTCTCACACTCCTTTCTTGTGGTTAGAATTACTTACGGTTTGCGCGGGCAAGTCCTACGAGACCTTCAACCGCTGCCTTACGAGCATCGCCCGTAAGAGCGCCGTTGCTCTCGTCCTCTTCGCCGCTGCCCTGCTCTTCGGTCATGTCAACCACGCCCTTGACCTCATCAAGTAGACGTGTTACGGTCTCCCAACGGCTAAGCTCGACCTGCTTCTTGTCGTCGCCTTCGCCTTCGGTTAGGTTGAGGGTCTTGGCCTCTTCGCCAGCCTCGAAGCTTAGTAGGAGTGCCTTTGCGGTATCCCTAATCGGCTTCGGAACGCCAGCCTGCGCGTAGCTCTCAACAGCCAGATTAACTGCCTGCTCGTAGCTGCTGCGCTGTACCTCGCCCACTGACTTCTGTAGACGCTCGATTTCCTTGTCCTTCTCTTCCGTCAAGTTCGCTACCTGAGTAGAAACCGCGTCGTTGAAAGCACTCTTGAACGCCTCGTCCTGCATCAACTCTGTAAGGTTGATTGTGTTCTTTGCCTCTTCTGCCATTTCTGTCACCTTCCTTTCGTCGTTTACTTCCGTCTCTTCTACGTAATCCGCGTCCGTCAGGTCAAGCGTGAGTGCTTCACCAGCATCGGACATCTTGATTAGATTCTTCCAAGAATCCATGCCCTTCAACTTCGGCCTGTGCGTAATAGCAACATGCCTTGGAAATACGTTGGTGGGCCTGCCATCTTCGCTCAGGTGTGAGTACGACGCCCCTATGCTTACGCCAATCTTAGGGTTGAAGTCCACCACCTTGCGCATGTCTTCGTTCAGCTTAATCTGAGCGATGACCTTCGTTGGGTTCTGCTCGTCGTCAAGACGCATCTTATTGACGATGCCCACCTGATACTGCGTAGCATCAGTGTGCTTGTTGTCGTCGGTCACGTCCTGCACCGGCACGTATCCTTCGCTTGCAAGAACGGCCTCGAAGTTTTCCTTAAACTCTTTCATGAAACTAGCGTCGAACTTGATTTCCTTGCCGGTCTTGGCATCCTTTATGACACCCGCACGTATAATCTCTTTCTCGTACAGGTTGTCTGATACCTTCTCAGCAGCCGCCATATCAAGCACGGGGAACCAGGAAACAGCCGCTTCCTTTGCAGCGCCCTCAGCCAGTCCTAGGTATTCTTCCATATCCAAGTTGTTCACCCCCTCACGTTCTTCGTCTGTTAGTTCTATTCCCATGAAGGCGAACGCCTCATCATCGGTTGCTAATAGGTTAGACGGAATGCTCTCCCCCATCTCACGTATATCAGCACGTATTCTGATTGGGGTTGGGGCATCTCGCCCACTTCCCTCTCAGTCATTTCAAGCGTGTGCGCGTCAATTTCTTCCGACGCGTAGCCTTCTTCTTGTTCCAAGATGCGACAGCAGCGCAAGCCGCCTTCTTGACAGCAGTAGACACCTTCTTTACGATGCCTGTCCCACCGCCAGCACACATCTTCTTAACCATGTTTACCGCTGTTGCAATCACCCTGCCTATACCCCATCCCGGATGTTCCCTGAGAAGAGCCGTTGCGATTGAGTTGATATACGTGGGCAAGCCACCATTCTTCTCGACCCAATTCTTCAACTTGCTCTTGTTTAGCTGGCCTTTTCTCTCGGGGTGCTTGCTAGGTATTCCGTCAAAGTTTGACTTCTTTCGCCTAGCTAGCTCCAAGAGCAGGTCGCTGTTTGGTGCTAGTGTTAGTTCGAATGTCTCCATTATCTGCCGAACCTCCTTGCCCTCTTCGGCTTGGTCGGTGCCTTCGGGCCTCGCATCTGGCTTACGATGTCGGCCTCGTCTGACAAGCGCTACCCTGCTCGGACTTGGTTTCCGTGCGCTTTCCATCCCTGGCTTCGGTAACAGTACCGCCGCCACCTTCGTTGTTGCATTCTTGTCAACACCCGTAGTAGCATTCTGACCAGCACCAGCCCTGCTCTCCTTGGACAGCAAGTGTTCACGCGCAGTAGGAATAGTCTTGAGTACTTCCAAGTATTCCTCATTGCTGTACTCACTGAGCGGGTCAAGCTCCAACCCAAGTATTTCCTCAACGCGCTTCATTAGTTGCAGCATGAACGTTGGCGTTATGTTCGGGGTGTTCGCCATGATTATCTGTCTATACGTTTCCAAGACCGCATCCGCTGTCTCGTCATTGAGAGGCTTGAATCTAATACGCGGGAACGCCGCATCTTGCCCGAAGTTGTACTGTGCGAGGTCAGCAATGACATAGTTGTTAATCGCATCAGAAATGTCAAGTAGTACAGCTTCCAATGCATTGTAGAAGAAGCTGCTCTTGTCCTTGGATAGCGCATAGCTGCCTCGCTCTCCACTGGTTCCCAAGTCGAGAAACTGTCCAAGCACAGCCTTCGCCATCTGCCAGTCAAGATACTCAAGGCATTCTGGTAGTCGCTTGTCGTCCTCTGAGATTCATAGGTCTCAATCTGTTCGGTATCGTATAGTCCAATGATGCCCTGCGATGCAAGCATCCTCGCCTTGTCGAGCAAGCCCTGTAGTTCTTCGGGGTCATCTCCTGCCACCTTCACTAGTGTTCTCGGGAATGCCACATTCTCAAGAATGCGTAGTAGAAGAACGATACCTTCAACTTGTTTAAGTAGTTCTTGTACACCGCGTCGAAGCCTGTCATTCCGGTCAAGCCAGCAACGTCGAAGTTGTGGATATACACAAGAGAGCGCTGCGGAGTAACCGGCACCGTCTTGTATCTGTTACCCTTGTATGCCCTCTGTATGAATCCGTTGAAGCTGCCGTTCTCGTCGCCTCGTATAGTCACGGTCGAAGGTGGTCGATACGCAAGCTTGTGCAGTGTGTGATAGCCTTGTATTGCCCATCCTCAACCACACGCCAGACCTTCTCGAATGGTGCATACCTGAATGCTATTGCGTTACCCATCTGGGCAACTACCGTGCGCATTGGGGTAGTCATGCCCCCCTGCCGCGCCGTAGCATTCATAGCCCACTCAACGAAGTCCCTCTCTCCCTTATCCCCCTCAGTGGCAAGTATTTCAAACTCGACACTCTTCAGAGGGAGCTTCAGGGCAGTGAAACAACTGGTGTGCCTGCGCGTCATTCCCTATCATGTTCCAAATGTCCATTGCACTTGGACGGTCCTCTAGCGCAAGTATTTCACCGTACGATGCTTGGTCCCTGTACTGCCTATTAAAATCAAGGGCAGTACCGACTTCGTACTTCCTCGCATTAGTAGGTGGTTTCAAGTCTGTCGGCATCTATTATCTCCCAATTGGATAGTCAAAGCTTCTCACCATGTCGTGTCCTCGGTCCTCCGGAGAGGGCGGCTCGTACATCAACTTGCGAGTAGCGTATGGATTAACCTTGGGGTTCTTCGCACCGTAGAAAGACATTATCAATGCTTCCAACTCGTCCGGTGAGAACCCTTCTCTGGCCTTCATTGTCCTCTTGTCTTCTATCTGGATAGCGCCTTTGGCATTCTGCTTCCAACGTATAGCAAAAGCCTGCTTCTCTATCTCGTCCCTAACGTCCCCTTGAACCATGCTTAGGTCAAGCTGGTTGAGACGAAGCAACTCTCTCACGTTCCAGTAAGCCTCCGCCTTGGCGTTGGCAAACATCTCTTCTCTCAGTGGGCTGTTGGAAGCCTTGAACGCACGAATCCTCAAAGGGCCGTACCTCTCGCTGTTCCTCAGCTTGTGCTTCCTGGCCTCATCGTATATCGGCTTACCCGGTCCCAGTGCGTCGATGTAGACAACATCGGGTGCGTACCTGTCAACCCATCCGTATAGAGAAGGGCTGCGCTTCCCCATCGCCTTTCCTCAAGTATTTCCCATACATGTCCTGCGCCTCAAGCAGTTCCGTGGTGTCTTGCGCGTACCAAGATACGATGTTCTGCACCTTCAAGCCAGTGCGGAAACATAGAGCATTCTTGTCCTCACCACCGGCAGCAACGTCGAACCCAATCACCTTGACCCCACCTTGCTCGGCAGAGAGGTCTGGCATCTGGAAGAACGTGTCCCCAGCAACCGGGTCGAACGCAGCAGACGTATCGTAGTTGAATGCCCTGTCCAACCAAGCAAGAGGGAAGAGGCTCTCTCCACCTGTCCTCGGAAACTCCCCAAGTATTCTCACCTGGAAGAGCGGGCTGTTCCATCCCCAGTCCACTTCCTTCTGCTTAACCATCTCGTATGAGATTAGGTTGGGTACAACCTGCTTCTGGTACTTGACGTTCGGCGTGTCGTACGCCAGAAATCTTTATCGTATTCCGGATACCCTTCATCGGCCTAGTGCATCGGCGGTAGAACTCTCCCGTCGGGTCAGTAGGGTTTCCGAATTGCTAGCATCCGGTCATTCTTGAAGTCGGTCAAGTTACCGTCCATAGCAGCCCATAGCCCCTCACCTACGACACCGCTGGCCTCGTCAACCACCATCAAGACGTTTCCGTGGTAACCGGCGAACTTCTCGGGCTGTCTCGTACTCAACCCTCTAGCAAACCAGTCCTTGTCCATGTTCATCGCAGTCTGCATCGGCTTCAATCCCAAGACCGGAGCCTTAGCCGCCTGACTGCCTATCTTCGCCCAGAGTACGTCCTGTACCTGACGCCATGTAGGAGCAGTGGTTATAACCTTGCCGTTGAACCTCGTAATCATCCACCATATCACGATGCCAGCAGCCAGCCAACTCTTGCCAGCAGCGTTGCAAGACTGTACCATCGTCTCCCTGTTGTCTCGGATGCTGTGGAGTATTTCAACCTGCTTCTCCCACGGCTCCCAGCCCAACACATTTTTGAAGAACACTTCCGGACGCGCCATCCATAGGCGCATGAGCTTCTTCTGGTCTGTGGACGATACCTTATTCTGGTCTGTCGGTATCATCCTCAATCACTTCCGCCTCGACTACATCCTCTTCGTCTTGGTGCAGCTTCCCTAGGTCCATCGCGGATACTCCGTCGAAGTCCCCCCTCTGGTTCATTGCGCGAACCATCTCGGCCACCGTATTCACGGCTCCGTCCATGTCCCCCTGCAATTCGTGTCCAAGCAACTTGTCCCGACGGGTCAATAGCTGTATCCTAGCTTCAATAGCTTTCGCACGTATCAGAGCGGATATGCTGTTGTCTGTAGGGTCGATACGCTTCATCTCCCCGTACATCCGCATGTATTCTTCCTCTTGCAAGCTCCTGGTATCAGGACGTGCATTTCGGATATACGCGGCATGCTCTTGGAGCAATGTCTTCACGGCGGCAGTGGTTATGCTGTGCGTTCTACCCATCTGCGCATATGTAGTTCCCTCAGCATACTCGATAGCAAGCTGGTGGGCCAGTGTCGCCCTCTCTTCCGGAGTAATCTGGTCTATCCGGTTATTCTTGCGACGTTCTATGTCAGTCACCTTATGTGACTCTCCCATTCTGGAATCAAAGGCTTGAAGCCTGTCTGTATCATGAGCATCTTTTCTCTTGCCACAATCTCTAGCGGATACCCTACGTGGCTGCGAAATCTACGCCACTTGCTTCTGTCGCTCCCGGTCTCCTGTCCTTTGACTTCCCAGAAGACAAGCAGCCCAGGCTGCGCATGTTCGAATCCCATGTCTTGAAGCAACTTGAGATAGGCTTTAGGGGCATCGAGGCTGAAACGCACGGCAAAATCGGGCTTGTACGCCCACGGCCCGCGTTTGTATCCGTTCCCCGTGAAGAGGAAAGTCTCCGGCTCATACTCCCATCCCGTCAGAACACCTTTGTTCGTTAGGTATTTCAAGAATCTAGCGGTGTCTCGTTCCCATCCGCTTGCGTAGTAGTTGTCATCTGCACAGTCGAGCGCATAGCCCGTTGACATTGCCATACCTAGCGTTGCTCGTCTCGCCATTGGTCTATCCCGTCGTTCTATCTCGGCCGTTGTCTGTTCTTCGAGCGAGAAGGTCGCTTTCCGATGTCAAGTGGTTTGCTGCGTCTTGCGAAAGGATTATCTTGTGCGTACTGCGTCTTAGTCATCTATGTTCCTTGTCGGTTAGCGCAGCTAACCTTAAGTTACTGATGTCATGCTTAATCGGTCACACCATTTACCTACTGGCAAGATTTAAAAACTTCGTTGTGAAGGTGGCTTGCCGACACATCCTCACCTACGCAGTCACATATAGCGTGGATCTCGTACGTGATGTTGTGAAGTCATTAGGACAAAAACGATATACCCACTGCCCGAAGCCGAATCCACAAGTCTCAAGTCCCCGGCACACTTGAATCCTTGGTCTCCACGTATGTCGCATCGGAGAGGTCAAACTTTGCGCCGCAGCGTAGCCTCCAACCGCGATGTTCTGCGGATACGTCGGGAGTCGCTTTCGTTCTCCTTGCTTCCCCAAGTCGAACTTGATTCGCTCGTACGTCCCCTGCGATGATGGGTCTACAGGGGTATATCAAACTTAGCCATGTATCATCCTTACGTAATAGCTACGACATACGTCAGTGTCAGCGTGTCTCCGTTAGCGAGGTAGATGTCTGCGAAGACCCCCCGCCCCCCCCCCCTCAGCCATAACGAAGAGGTTACCGCCGATGGCGGTTCGCCCGATACCGGCTCCATCAACAAACCGCGCAGTTCTCACGATCTCTCGCCGCTGTTAGCGTGATGCTGAGCTACAACACGGAATGGTGTTGTTAGCAAAAAAGAACTCACACCTGATAACATGGAAGGAGTTCCCGCACCTAGGCAGCGCTGGTGTGCAGAGGTCCGAGCTGGTTACACACGCCGTACCGTACCCACGCAATGCACAGTTGGACAGAATCGGAGGCGCTCGCTACCAATGCTGTTACCGGCTGGTGTATAGCCCTAGCAACAAGCTCTCATCCAAGATCGTCAATACGATTTGCCATGTATATCTCCCTCTGTTCCTAGTCGTTTACCGATCTCGGCAACAGCAAGTAACCGAGACCAGAGAGAAGGCCAACACCCGCTACTCAGCTGCGGGTGCCGGCTGCTTTCGGCACATACTAACGGCAGTCTCTGTGGATACCGTCCGTAGGTCGCACTGCTCCCCACTTCGTGCAACTTGAACGGGATGCCTGTGGTTGTACGCTATTACTCCGTATTCCGTGATGGACCCATCCGGATGCGTAACAAATGCGCTGACGGAACCTTCGTTCATACCACTCTGCAAACTGAACACTTGGCATTTTAATCCTCATTCCTGAATATTGCTCTAACCTTACCCATGATGCGCAAGAACGCCTGCGGCTTCGGCATCGTAGCCATGTTAGCGACCGGCTTCTTTACAACACTGATGGTGACCTTAACAGGACCGGTTAGCAGGCCAGCCAAACGTCCGACTATCTCAACCGCAACGTTCAAGTTCACGATTATAGACGTACCCAATATGCTTACTATAACGTAGTGTTGCAAGGATGTCGTAATTAATGGCCTTTTCTACAGCCTTCTGGACGTTTGCTGCTAACGTGCTGCTAATTTCTACTAATTTAGTAGTTGCCTTGGATATACTTGGAACTACCCCAACCGCCACGGCTATGTAGTAGCTGAATCCCCCTGAGCATGCTTAGGCTTGCATTCACACCGTAGGTCAGTACCTTGGCTGCTTCCTTCCTTATTACAGCAGATGCGTTGATGCTGAAGTCAGTCTGCTTGCCACAGCCCCTTAATCGCGCTCGGCACCAGGGATGCCCCGAAGTTTCGAACCTTGTGATACTCTTGCGTACTGTCGGACTTGCATTCACGGTTACAACAATAGTGCGGGCTACGTTTCCAACGGTCTGCACAGCCACGTTGAAGGCAGCGGATACCGGCGTGAGTATAGTCTTCGTCACCGCACGTCGTATCGCAAGGCCAGCCGATACACCCTGCGAGATAATCTTCCCCGCTCCTTTCGCTAGTGACGGTGTAGCACTAACTCCCGAAGTATAGTCCTCCCAACACCACGCTGCGCTGTGAGGCCCGCTGTGACGCTGAAAGCGGTCAGACGACCCACACCCCTACGTATAGTCATCCCCGGCGCTTACAGAGGCACTGAGAGCCTTCTGAGCGCCTTTCTGTAGAGAGGGGCTTCCCGCTACGGCGAATAGCACCCTAAATGGTATGCTCTTGCGTATAGTCAAGGAAGCACTCGTCGCAAACGCCTTGCTTGCCCCTATTGCGCGAGAAGGGAAGGACAGTGCCGCAGATACAGGCTGAGCAATGGTCTTACCCGCACCCCTAGAAGTGCTTGCTACCCCACTTATAGCGAACGCGAGAGTTCTCAGGTATGTCCTGCTTGCGTTGAACGCGAATGATATGCTAGTACCAAACAGTGTCGCCTTCCCAACAGCCTTCTGAGGGCTGTGCGTTGCCGTAACCCCTCTGGGTATAGTCTTGCCAATCCCCTTCACCAACGTATTTCCCACGGATATACCCACGGCTATGTTCTGCATGAAGCTCTTGACGCTGGCTAGTGCCGGTGTTGCACTAACCCCAAAGATGGTGGTCTTTCCCGCCGCTTTTCTTGGGGTGTGAGTACCCGTTACGGATGCCGCAACACTTTTGGCGGGTGCCTTGAGCAATGCTGTTGTCAGTGTCCTAGGGAATGAAAGGGGTTTTCCAGCACCCTTTGAGACTGTATACCCCGTAACCACGCTCAAGGCTATCGTTTGGGTGTACGCCGTGCCGCTCGAAGCCGCCACATCCGCGAACCACTCCACGGAGTATATCGAAACGGCTTGCCCCTGCACACCGTTGCCTTCTACACGCGCCTCCACGTTTGCTCCGGAGATGGAAGTTAGGGAAGATGCGTTCCATGCTAGAGATATTAGCTGGCTGGCTGTCACATCTACGAGGGTGGATGCTATCGCCTTGCTAGTACCCGACTCGTACAGGACTATACGTGCCTGGGGATTGGCGGTTACACCCGCATCCTTCGTGCCTCTCGGTGCCACCCTTGCTTGGAAGAATTGCAGTTCTGCGCCTGTCTGTAGACTTCCGGTTGAAGGTGGTGGGAAGGAAACCGTTACGTGTGTATTAGTCGTGCTTCCTGCTGTCCCGTGAGTCACCGTCACCTTTATGGCATACAGGTTGTAGGTGGAGGTGTTGGAACGAGTCATCCTCAGCCTCACGCCAAACGTGCCGCTTGCGAGTTGTGTTGGCGTTGGCATGGTGGTCCATGCATTGACGGTATGAGTCTGCACGGTGGTTCCGGAGATGGCATTCGTGGAGTTCGAGTTGCTGACCGCGTTAAGTTCGTTACCTATCAACCCACCAGAGAGATTCGACGTACCAAGCTGCAAGTACGGCTGCACCCTGTTAGTCGTACCAGCCTGATGAATAATATCCACGCTGATACTCTTTATGATGTTGGTGGTAGGTATCGTATTAAAGTCGGCTGCGTTGAAGTTGAAGTAATCCGCATGTGCCGTAGCTGCCGATGCTTGCGTGGCGAACGTGGCATCCGATGTGTCCCTTACGTTAGCCGGAGTGTTCCATCCGAATGCTGTGAGACCCAATGCGCCCGCGTTGTTGTCGGGGTACTGTACGCCATGCACCACAGTAGTACCACTCGGGTCCGGTGGTATGAGGCCAGTTACGTCGGCGGTATTGCTACCTTCTTGCTGTAGGTCTGCCAAAGATACCGAGTGAGAAGCTGTTCCCACGAATCCATCCGGAGCAAGCCTCTCGTCTCCTATCGAGAACTCCACCGTCAGCATCGGGGCGTCGTTGGTGGCGTGGTCCCAAGAGGACATGTTTATCTCGTTGACGCCTGTTGGGGTCGAAGGGGCGTTGATGCCTATCCGCAGCCCTGTGAAACCTGTCTTGTTGATACCAGTTGTCGCCCCCACAAGCGCCACCGTGTTGTTGCGCGTAGTGCCGCCCGCAGTCAGGGTGGAGAGCAGAACATCAAAGGCCAGCGTAGAAGGCTTCGTGGTAGTGTAATCCGTCGAGCCGGGTGGTACCGCCCAGTCGTGGAACTGGCACCACAGAGAGGCCGCGTTCGCGTTGGTGGTTGCCGCCTGATGCCACGAAAGAGACGCACTTGTTATGGTCGCCCCGTCGGGTATGGAAGATGTGTCAAAGCGCAAAAGCACATGCATTCTCTTGTAAGACGGTCCAGCATAAAAGTTGTCCGTCGGGAATATGCCGGTCAGCGTTGCGACCTCCGTGGCGGCGAAGGCCGGGGGGTAGGTGGCGAAGCCCGTGTTCGCCCCGCCCCTGATGTTCTGGTCGTCGTTGCTTGCTGCAATCTCAAACGTTGCAGTAGGCATGGGTTACAGTGTCCCTGATGCTGTGACTATCCACGCCGAGCCGGTGTATACGACATCGGCCCAAGTATTAGCCGCTGTTAGGTTCTTTGCCGTGCCTGTAGCTATAACGAGGTTGAACGCTCCGGTAGCAGATGCCCCTCGCACAATCCTGAACATCATCCCTGTATATCTCCCCGAACCGGAACCCGGCAGGTTGACCGTACGCGCAGCGCTTAGCGCAAAGTTGAAGTACAGGAGCTTCGGGTCGGTTATGGCTACCGTCAACGCACCAGAAGAGAAATCCGCATCCACGTAGCTTTTTACGGGCGTCTGCACTACGTCGCGCCAGTTTGTTCCGTCGAAGATTATGATGTTGTCCGTGTTGGAATCAAACATGAACTGGTTTACGCCAGGAGTGCCACCACCGAATGGGTTTGATGGACGAGTCGAGCTACGGTACATCGTCATTATGCCGCTCTCCATGTCCCATATCTGCGGCCTGTAGTTGCTGCCCGCACCAGAAGTACCAAAATGCCAGTTGGACGCCGTTGTTGACCCTTTCGGCGTAGGTCCAATCCAATGCAAGTAGGTGGTTAGTTCTGCATGAACCCCACGCATAGGGTGTACGTACGCTGGTTGGGTAACACCGTCATCTGCCCTGCCCGTCAGAACGCGGCAGTTGTAGAAGGTCGGTGCCTGCAACCTGTCTGCGTCAGGAACAGCAAACCCCTTTAGATATACGCCAGCCCTATCGGGGGCAGATGACATATTACCGAAACCGTCGCGCTTAAAGGTGCAGTTTGTGAAGAGGTTGGTGTTGATATACGCCCCCCTTGCCGCAACATCGTGGCTCATATCCAATCCGTGACCGGAGTTCGCATCCGTCGTGCAATTTACGAACGCAGAGTTCGCTAGGTTACGTACCCTAATGCCTGGGGCATCGTTGTTGACCGGTACGGTAGGTGCGCCAGAGTTCCATCCCGAACGCTCGAATCGTATGTTGTTGTACATCATGTAACCGGTCTGGCTACTTCCCGTGGCATCCGCGTTGAGCGCACCCAATACGTTACCAGCAATGAAGCCATCCGTGTGATATACATCGGACCAACGCTCTGTCTGATTAATACCCCAACCGTGGTTACCGCCGATGAAGAAGTTGGACAGCTTGGAAGCAAACATCCTGCCACGTATTCCATCCCCAGTGAATCCTATGATGGAGAAGTTCTGCCCGGTGAAATGCGGTTCCAAGTCTGGGTAGGTGAAGTTCCAGCAGTGGGCACCGCCAGCTACGTTAGCGCCGAACATAGAGATGTTCCGTATAGAAGAGGCGCGAAGGTTTGCGGGGAACGGGAACAAAGATGTACCAGCGAAGTTGCTGGCAAGCCGTATGGCACAGTTTGACGGTGGTACAGAAGTAGAGTAGCCCCAATAGCGAGAAGACGGCTCAGAGCCTACGATGTGAGTGTTAGGCTTGATGTAGGAACCAATCTCCCCGCTCACCCTGTAAATCCCCGGTGGAAAGAACACCACTCCACCACCGCTCGTACCAGAAACGGTCGGAACAGCCTGCAACGCGGCACGTATAGCAGCCGTGTCATCAGTGCTGTTGTCCCCTTTGGCATTATACGGAGCATCCTTGACATTTATCCATCCAAGCCCATTACCGCCCCCCACAGGAGCAGGTGCGTCTTCCAAGAGTGTAATCCTACCCTCATGGTCCAACACAGTGTTGTCCAAGGAATCAATTCGGCCATCTAGGTCAAATACGGTGTTTCCCAAGACAGTAATCCTAGCATCCTGGTCAAAGAGTGCGTTATCAAAGTGATTCCCCGTCGTGGCATTCCACGGAGGCGGCGAATTATTTACAAATGGTCCCCTCTTAGTGTATGCCATGTATTATCCTTTCGGGTAAAGTGTATTCGATGGGTACAACGTGTTGGAAGGATAGAGCGCCTGCCTCTTCTGTCCCATCAGAAACAGCAACGACAGCCCTGCGAGAAATACCTTGCGTGTCATCTGCACAATACACCTTCCCCCCTACAAAAAATAGAAATAAAAAACCCCCACACTCAATAACGAGTGCAGGGGTAAGATGCCGAAGTTGTTGCGCCGGTAGGAATCGAACCTACGACAACTAGGTTCAAAGCCTAGCCACCACTGCCAGCATAGTAACAGCGCAATGTTGATATACTTGGGTATAGGCGGGGTTCTGTATTAACCCATCATCCATCTAAGCCTCTACCTGAAATACGTGGATAGCGGTTCTCCCGTTAGGGTGTCCTGCTCACACGTAAATCTATTTGAGTTGCACACACCGGAAGTTTGCCTGCGTCACTGTATTACCAGCAACCCTGCCTTTGGGTTTCGGCGGCAGCTTTCAAGGGGACCGAACCCCCTCTTCTCTCTGTTGCACTTGTCGTCTACACCCCTCACGGAATGCATCCCCACCTTATTAGGGTGAGCGGCCTCTACTATGTGCCCCGACCTTCCTCGACACAGTAGCGTGGAGCCAGTGTGCCGCGATGGGAAAGCCAAGTATATCAAGTACGGGCAGAAGGATTCGAACCTTCGTGTGACCGGCTACCCTTTCTACACCTTATCAGAGTGAGGGGATATGCCCGCGTGTATTATCTCTTCTCTTTAACTGTGGGAGCCTTGATGCGCATCCTGTCTCTCAGGTAGTGCGTGTCCCAATACGGCAAGTAATCAATGCCGAAGTCAATCGGGATACCGTCCTTGCCCCCAAGTATAATCCTATTGTCTTCCGTCCAGACCGTAAACACCAACTGACCCTTCCTGTAAGAAGGGCCAGCCGGAATGCTTATGTCTCTTAGAAGTACAACTCTCATGCGGCCTACTGCAAGTCTTCCTGCATAGCGACTCTAAAGCTAGCCGTGCGATGTGCCGCCCACAAGTCGCCGTGCATCGAACCAAGCCCATGACTAGCTAGCTCGTAGTTCGTTGGGTTCGAGATGGGCCACTTCACACTCATGACAGGAATCGGAATCTGGTACTTGAATCCGTCTGGACACAAGCCCGTCTTCTCCGAAGCGTAGCGCATGTGACTCTTGTGGTCAGGCGAGTCTAGCACAAGCTCACCACTAGGCAACTTCTGGATGCAGTTCGGGAATGTAATTACCGACTTCACCGCAGGGTGCTTGCTGTTAGGGTCGCACTTCTGCGGAAGTGCATATCCGCGAGTATTCCCCGCAGCGCCAGAACCGTTAGCGCCACCACAACCCCAATCTACTACACCGTACTGTCCTCCTGTAGAAGAGGAGCTACCGGCTATAACCTTCAAGCCAGGGGGGACTGGGCGTAGCCTGCTGTAAGGTGTGATTTCTACGTTGCGCCTGTAGTAGACGAACAAACTCATTGACCTCTGCGGCTCTCCCGTAACCTTATTAATCAGAGCAGGATGCCAGTAGCCCGAGTGGTGGTCTTCCTTGCCGCAAAGAGTACGGTCATTGAATAGCTGAGACGTGAGAGTTCCCGGTATCACGTTACCGCAGTAGAACTCATGCAAGTGTCCCACGTTATCCTGACCCGGAAATACGATAGGGTCATACGTTCCCATACCCTGATTCCCCGCAAAGAACTGAATGCCCTTCTGCCTCGGCTGGTCATAGAACGTCCCATCCTTATAGGATGCTGTTTGCGCCTGCGCAACCTGCGTCCCAAGCAAGACAAGAAGCATCGAGAAGATGGTCGCTAGCAAAAATCTCACGCTGACTCCTAGTAGATTAGTTTTCATAGTACGGGTAATCGGACTCGAACCGATTCGTCCAGCTTGGAAGGCTGGCATGCTGCCAGTAACATCTCACCCGCATGCGATTATAAGCATCACAAACAGAATTATAAAGAACGTAGCCCAGAAACCGCTGTCGTCGGGAGTCTCGTTATGGTAGTTCGGTATATCGAACCCACTCTCGTCTCCGTGACCACTGTGCATATCCTGTTTAGGGTTGCTCGGCGTTATCACCGAATTCTCTGTTTGTTCTATTCTATACATAGAGCAGATGATGGGATTCGAACCCACGGCGACCAACTTGGCAAGCTGGCATTCTACCACTGAATTACATCTGCATAAGCACTTCCTGAGAGATTCGAACTCCCGACCTGATGGGTAGAAACCATCTGCTCTGTTCCGCTGAGCTAAGGAAGCATGTCTTTTGATTGCTTGTACTCTCCCGACCACGCCTGTAGCCTTTCCGATAACTAGGTTCAAGTACGTAAAATACCAAGTCGGGCCACCTACCAGACAAGCCTGTGTGGTAGCCATCTACGAACCATTTTATGTTGTCGTTGAAAGTCATAAGTACATCTGGCAGGACTCGAACCTGCAACGCATAGCTTCGTAGGCTATCGCTCTATTCCATTGAGCTACAGATGCATGTTTTGTGAGTACATCAGGATTCGAACCTGAGACCGGCAGGTTAAGAGTCTGCTGCTCTTCCGCTGAGCTATGTACCCAATGATGTTCGGCATGACAATTAGCACACAGTAATACGCATTTATCGGCTTCTTCCTTCAATACTTCCCAAGTTCCATTATATGTACTCAACCTAAACTTTTTCGTAGCCGGGTCTATGTGATGAAACTGAAGGGCTGCGATACACTTATCGTAACCGCACAATTCACATTTACCGCCTTTATACTCAACAAGCTCTTCCTTACGCCGCCTTGCTCTACTCTTCATAGCTTGTTTCATATATTCCCTGTATCTGGCTTTATCTTTTATAGGCATGGTAATACTCTACCACACTCCAGGTCATTTGTCAAGCGTTTCTGGCAGGAATCGAACCTGCGACACACGGTTTAGGAAACCGATGCTCTGTCCCCTGAGCTACAGAAACGAAGGATGTAACAACTTCCACCTCTCACTCTCGATGTCGAAGAAATACGTGAGAGTGAATCCGGGGAACTGTTGGAAATCAACTACGGCAGTCATGAGCGGAAGATTCTTAGGCTTCGTATTCACGATAACCTGGACGTTGGCAACGGCCTCGTCTTTCTTCAGTTCAATCAACTGTCGTCTCGTCAATTCCATAGTGAGTCGTGCAGGAGTCGAACCCGCCTTCTGAGATTAAAAGCCTCGTTAGTTCTACCAGAACAACGACCCACGATATACCGACAGCAGTGACTCGACTCGCCTTACTCCGCTTCGTCGGTCCTGCTCACGGGGCTGCGGCTATCGCCAGTATTTGCTGCATCGAGCATTCTATCGGATTCGAACCGATGACCTCTTCCATACCAAGGAAGCGCTCTATCCGCTAGAGCTAAGAATGCATTGACCGACTATGCTCATATCACATCCACACGGACGTAGCCTATGCAGATACTCAAGTCACACGACGGTCCTACGTTGACTGTGGGCGGTACCATCAGCCGACGCGAAGTGGAGATACAGGGATTCGAACCCTGAATACTGCGGTGCAAGCGCAGCGTGTTCCCATTAGCACTATATCCCCATGCGATATACATAGGCTCCTTGGGAGCGTCTCCCATGTATATCTAGTGAACGCTCTGAGATTCGAACTCAGACTTGTGGAGTTTTTAAGTCTCCCGCCTCTGCCGTTGGGCTAAGCGTTCAGGCTCGGACGCAGCGCATTACGTCCAAGAGCATCCTACCGGAGTCGAACCGATGCCTTCTGCGTACGAAGCAGTTACTCTACCTTCTAAGTTAAGGATGCCGGTGGGGGCCACGGTAACTAGCCGGGAGTTAATCCCCCATGAGAGGTTCCTAACAGAATCGAACTGTTGAATGCTGGATTACAAAACCAGTGCTTTACCACTTAGCTAAGGAACCTAATGTGCGCATGCATGGCAAGAGCCTCCGTGAGCGTAGGGACTATACGCAAGTATAATCTCTTCCCGCTCAGTGAGCTTCTCACCCTCCGCTTGCTTCAACTTAATCATCTCTACCGTGAACAACTCTTCCAAGTTATCCATGTATTATCTACTCGCTGCTTCCTCTGCGCTCCGCCTCGTCAGCCATAGCACGAAGTAGGGCCGGAGAATTAGGACCAAGCAAGCCGCAAAGCAAGCTGCCCAGCAAACCACCATCTTCATCACCAGTAACTTGAACCTCAAGGCACGGGATGTGTACGTTCAAGCCGAGTATATCCAAGTTCAAGTCATCCAAATCAAGGCTTATGAGAGGGCATTCCTTGTTCTTCTTGTGAGACATTTTGAATTCCTCCATTGTAGGATTACCTCTTCTTGCTCTTGCTGCCCTTTGGACGCCCGGCTTCCTGTTGGAAGTCTTGCTGCGCCTGGGCTGCTTCAACTTGCTTGCTGGCTTCTTGGCGTTGTTGTTGCCTCGCATCTTGCCGCGAAAGCCTTTCTTCACCTTACCGCTGTTCGTGCGGCCTTTGGTGCCTCTGGCATTACGCTTAGCCATCGTCGTCACCACACACGCAGCAGTCCTCGCAACAGTCGCCCAAGTAAGGACATCTCTTGTCTTCCATTGGCCTGCTCCTTTCTACGTAGTGTGTGCAAGTAGCTCTACTCAGATTCGAACTGAGATGCCAATGGCGCTGCCTTTTGAGAGCAGTGTGTATACCAATTCCACCATAGAGCCATGTTGCCCTGCGCTAGTTGCAGGGCTTGTAAGTTGCGTATACCGTATCTACGACTGCCTTCTGCTTGATTAGCTCGGCCTTGCCGTTTCCTTGAGAAACCCTTGCCCTAACTATGTCACCAGTTAGAGGCCCAAGCTCAACCACTTTGTCGTTGAAAGCCGTAACCAACCGAACCCTCTCACTGCTGTTGTTGTTATTAAGGACTCGGAACTTCTCCCTACCGCTGTCCGTAGTGCATACGTGCTTCAAGTCGAAACCACCTCTCGCAGAAGCTTGTCCAGCTAGAGCGAAGAACAGTACCAACAAAAAGACGCCTACGACGCTGTATCTCATAACCATCGCTTCGCTCCTATTCGGTTGTATTTCCAGGGTGACTCATGAGACTCGAACTCATTAATAGACCGGTTCACAGCCAGCCTC